TTATCCGTGGTGAGTTTGGCAACCTCAAGATCACGGACACAGAGATCAGCTTCCGACCCAAACGGTATGCACCCACTGAGATCTATGTCGTAGCCAAGTGGTATTGCATGGCTACAGAAAACAAGTTCAAAACACGTGCGAGGTTTGCATGAACAACACCATCAACACAAAGCCCATCACACGCTACACACGTGCCGGTCAAGACGGCAAAGAGATCATGTGCCCATGTGGTGCAACCCATCGTGTTTATCACTTTGCATGGAGTGCTTCAGTGTGCCAATCGTGCAAACAGTGGATCGAGAAAACTGATTATCGTGAGGTGATCAAGTGAACTACCACAAATGGTTTATCAAGTACGCAGGCAAAGCCCGTACAACAGGACGTTCATCCACTGGACATGTTACGGTCAAGGCTATGTCAGCAAACCATGCCATAACACTGGCAATGGTAGAAATACCTAACACCTTGTCTAAAGTACAGATAACTACTGTACAACAGCTTGAGTAACGATCGCGTCAACCAGTGGTACAACAACCCAGGGACGTACATAGCCAAGGCTAAAGAACGTGCACGTCTTGCACTCACAGATCCATCCATCAAACTAACCACCTTAGAACGGAGTTTCTATGACTGTTTCCGCAGATTTGAAGACGAAGCTAGAACAATGCAAGGACATGACAGAGGTCCTAACAACGATCATTGAAGATTGTTGGTTCGATTGGCAGCAGGACGAAGCCCTTGAGTGGGTTGACCAACACATCAAACACATTAGGTGTGTAAATGAAGCCTGACTACTTCACCGCAGGTGGCCTGTGGATCGAGCGCAGGCGTAACAAAGAAGGACCACCGGTCACGTACACAGTTTGGAAGCCCAACAGCGCACGTATTTTCACGGACGTAAAAAAGGCTATCAAGTTTGCTGCGTATCCTGCATCCACACCTACTGGTCAGCAGTTACGTGAGTGGTTTAAGTCATTCGATGTCAAGCTCCCACAACAAAAGGAGCCAGAACCAAACGATCAAACTAAAATGATCACGTAGACACCAGTCTACACCTTAACGAGGGGTGCAGTGGCCTCCGCCGTCAGGCGGGGGTTTTTTTTGTGTCAAGCCCTACATTCTGAAGACAAACTGAAGAGCACAAAACCTACGAAATAAGTTTTGTAATGTGCCACTTAGTCAACTGATTCGGTGGCACCACGGTCCAAGGTCACTATCTTGTAAGTGCAGGGGGAGGCTTACCCCAAACCTTGCAGAACCTGGACAACTGAAAACGTTTTTTTCACAATCACGTGTAGCTACATGTCCAATTTTGATGGAGGTCATTTGACTACTGATGGGAAAGCGAAAGCGTTGGATGAAGACTTTTTCATCCGTAATGCAATCTATTGTTGGTTGTATTACTTCGACGAAAAACACGAATGGCACTCCATTTATACGGATTTGGCAAAACGGGAGACATTCACTGTCAAACCTGAACAGTCAAAACCGCGAAGGGCAAGACGAGCTACTCGAAAACCCACTAAGGAGCTATGAAGTCTGTCTAAGTGACGAGAACATTTACATTCTCGCCGCCAGTGCTGAGGATGCCGCCTGGTATGCCTTAGAACTGTCCAATGACAGCAATTCACAACTCCTGGACGTACGGTTAATTGATGAGTAAAGACTTCCCAAATAAATGGCGTAAGTACAAGGACATCCCAGCCGACAAGTTTGAACCACTCTTTTACGAAGACGTAATGGATTGGAAAGTTGCCGGTTGGGAACTACCTCCTGACATTGCCTGTGTCATCCGCGCCCGCAATCTTGAAAACAACAAAATAAAAGAACACGTGTACAAACGTATGTCAGCCGCTGAATCAAAGATTCGGCAATACATGACATACAAATCACATGAACTTGTGATCTGCGCTGAAGAAGCATTGTACTACGTGCATCCTGACAAATTAGGAGAACACACTGATGATGATGTCTGACCTGCAATACGCAAGATTCATCATTGAGTTGGATAAGCATCCACACAAAGACGAAATCATTGAGTTAATGCATCAACAAATCGATGACGAAAACTCAGTCAAATACTTTGAGGAGGATGCCAACAAAGTTTGAAATCGATGAGCAAATTGCTTTGGAACGAGAGCAAATCCGACAAGGATTGCAACACCTACGTTCTAACACATCCAAACTTGAGGAAGGGGACTATGCAAGTGCTTCAGTATACGGGGTGGCTTCTGTTGGGGAGCTTTTGCCTCATGTGGCTAAGCGTATTGACGCAACTCAGTCACGGATAAGAAAAGGTGAAGCAGGGATCAACTTCCGTGAAATCAGTCACTTTCTTTCTTCTCTTGAATCTGACGCTGCAGCAGCTATTGCTTGCAAGCTGACGTTCGACAAGGTGTTCAGCACCAAGCCTAAATCAAACCTCGTACAGAGCGTCACAGATGCCATAGGGCAGGCGATCGAGAACGAGTGCATGATGAGGCACTACGAAAACAACGTGCCAGGGTTACTTCACAAGTTGAAGGAGAACTACTGGCACAAGTCCATTGGCACCCAACAAAAGGTGGTTGTCATACGGACAATGATGAACCGCTGCGACGTTGACCACTGGAAAGCGTGGGGACGTGCCAATCGGATCAGGCTAGGTGGATGGTTGTTGGATTGCATATGCCAATCTTCCAACTGGTTCATGACTGACATGCGTAACGAAGGTAAGAAACGACAGACCTATGTCGTTCCGACACCAGAGTTTATTGCTATCAAAGATCAGATCATGGCAACCGCTGAGCTGTTTAGTCCTATCGCATGGCCGATGCTCATTGAACCAAACGATTGGTCTAATGACACGCAAGGTGGCTACATCTTGAACGAGGTTATGAAGGGCTACGACATGGTTCGGCGCGGTACGAGCCCATGTATACAGGGAGAAACACCGATCAACTTTTTGAACAAAATTCAGAAGGTTGCCTACACCCTAAATCCGTTCACTGTGCGGGTTGCTGAAACCCTCATGGACAGGCGGATTCAGGTCGGTAAGTTTATTCCTGTAGTGGAAATGCCACTGCCACCCAAGCCTGTAGACATTGCGACGAACTTTGATTCACGTAAGGACTACAGGCGGCGTGCGGCAGAGGTCATGAACATCAACGCCAGTGCGTTTCAGAAGTCGTGTCGTACACGGATGACCATGAACGCGGTCAGGACCTTTATAGATAAAGAAAAGTTCTTTATTCCCTGGTCGTTTGACTACAGGTCAAGGGTCTACCCGATCCCTGCGTTCTTGACACCACAAGACACTGACTTTGGTAAGTCGTTACTTAAGTTTCACGAACAGGCTTTTGTAACACCTGAAGCTGAACAGTGGTTGGCATTTCAGGTAGCTACTTGCTACGGACTCGACAAGGCTCCTATGGCTGAACGAATCCAGTGGGTAGCTGATAACGAATCACTGATTACACGTGTCGCCAAAGACCCTATCGACAACCGACCTGACTGGGAAGTTGCTGATGAACCTTGGCAGTTTCTTGCAGCTTGTGAGGAATACTACGCATGTGTCATTGCTTGTACCCGTCAACATACAAACTTGATGGTTGCAACTGACGCTACATGTAGTGGTCTACAAATACTCGCAGGTCTGGCACGTGACGAATCAACTGCCCGGCTAGTCAACGTTGTACCGGGTGACGCACCGCAAGATGCGTACAAGGTTATTGCTGAAGAAGCAAAACCTAACGTTCCTGACTGTGTAAAACCACACATGGACAGGAAAACTACGAAGCGCACAGTCATGACCGTGCCTTACAATGCCAAACCTTTTTCCAACAGATCTTACATCCGTGAAGCATTGAAAGAAAAGGGATTTGAGATTGACAAAGAGGATTTGACTGCAACTGTCAAAGCAGTCAGGGATGCAATGCATGTCATTGTACCTGGTCCTATGCGTGTCATGAAGTGGATAGAAAAAGAAGTTGCTGCTGCCATTGATCGCGGTGCTACTGAACTCAGATGGGTTACACCGTCAGGGTTTGTAGTCACTCAGCGTCTTATGAAGAAAGAAATCAAGCTAATCAGACTGACACTGCTTGGTAGATGTCGTGTCAATGTTGCCACTGGTGAAAGTGACAAGGTTGACAGAGCACATCATAAAAATGCAACAGCTCCGAATCTTATCCACAGTCTAGATGCAAGTCTCTTGTGTCTTTCTACACTGCGCTTCAACTCTCCAATAGCACTCATACACGACTCGGTGTTGTGTAGAGCAACTGACATGTCAATCCTTTCGGCCATAGTCCGTGAGACTTACATGCATTTGTTTGCGGAGAACGATTACCTGACCTGTTTCGCCCAACAAATTGGTGCAGAAACAGAACCACCCATCATTGGTGACCTTGAACCGTCACGAGTGATCAACTCCACCTATTTTTTCTGCTAATGCCTAAGAAGATCTTGAAGACTGATGAGCCAGTCGTTCTCGAAGGATTCCAAAACATCCTTCAGGTCAGTCAGTATGGCAACCACCAGCTCGAAGCCATTCTTGGTGACGATCTTGTTGACATTCTTGAGAATGATCGACTTGGTGGTCTAGAATGGGCTAGGTCAAAGAGCAAAAAAGGCAACAACGCTCCTGTCAACGACGAGCCTTGGAAAAAAGTTGCCGAAGGTAAGTACAAAGCAAGGTTTACCTGGACTCCAGACAAGATGCCTGTCATTGTTGACACAGAGGGCACACCTGTCACTGACAAAAATCTCACAATCATGAGTGGGAGCAAAGTCAAGCTAGCCTTTTGGCAAAAGCCTTATTCGATTCCAGCCGGGACAGTTGGCACTAAACTTGTCTTAGAGGCTATCCAACTTGTCACTGTTGCTAGCAGTGCTGGTGTAGATACCGGAGACATTCAGGACATGGATCCTGCCGAGATCTTTGGCAAAACCAAAGGTTTCAAGCAAAGCGAACCAAATGTCGTGAGTGACGTCAGCAATGACGATGCTCCTGAAGAAGTTGATTTCTGATGGCATTTAGGTCCGGTCTCGAAGAGAAGGTAGCGGACCTGTTGGTTGACCTTGACGTCAAGTACGAATACGAAAGCGTCAAGGTTGACTACACTATCTCACACTTGTATTGCCCTGACTTCGTTCTGCCGAACGGGGTGCACCTTGAGTGCAAGGGGTATTGGGATAGCAAAGACAGAAGAAAGATCAAAGCAGTCGTGCAACAACACCCTGAGCTTGACTTACGCATGGTCTTTCAAGCACCGTTCAATACAATCTCTAAAAAATCTAAAACTACCTACGCTCAATACTGTGAAAAGTTGAGCATTCCGTGGTGTTCTTACACCAACATTCCAATCCAATGGCTCATGTAGAAAATGAGTTTGTACGACACACTGCGTGTCCGAATTGTGGGTCATCAGATGCTAACGCTCTGTACACAGACGGACACACTTTTTGTCACAAATGCCACTACCGCACACACGGTGATGGTCAAGAATCCTTTCACACGCCAACAATGCATGATGTTGAACTCAAAGGCACAGCCACCCGACTGCCTACACGACGCATCAGTGAAAAAACAACAGAGCTGTTCAAAACCTACAAGGATGGACAGGTTCTACGCCACTACTATTATGATGTGGATGGAAGGCTTGTTGGGGCTAAGGTAAGGACCAAGGGTAAAGACTTTCGCTGCGAAGGCGAGGTCAAAACCTTGTACGGAATGCAGAACTTTCGTCACAAGACGTCAAAGCAATCCACCAAGCTTGTCATTGTTGAAGGTGAGATGGACGCCATGAGCGTCTGGGAGGCCCAACCAAAATGGGATGTGGTCTCTATCCCAAATGGTGCACCGGCTGCCAAGAAAGCTATCCAGCACAACTACGAGTGGGTCAACTACTACGACAAAATCGTAATCTTTTTCGATAACGATGATGCCGGTAGAGACGCCGCAAAAGAATGCGCTGGGGTGTTACCACCTGGTAAGGTTTACACCGGCTTTCTAGACGGTTACAAGGATGCCTCAGAGGCTTTACAGGCCGGAGATGCGGAAGCTATCCGAGCCGTATGTAATTACGATCATCAACAATACACACCTGATGGCATTGTCGATGCCAAAGACCTGCTAGAAGTTGTAACAACACCCTCGCCACCTGCTGATCATGACTACCCCTTTCAAGGACTACAAACAAAGCTTCACGGGATCAGGTTTGGGGAACTTACAACAATTACTGCGGGGTCTGGCATCGGAAAAAGCTCCT